TAATAGATATTTATAAACATTACTTAATATAATAAAAAATGATTATTTTATATAATTTCACATAAATAAAATGGACGATATTCGAATTTTCATCAAGAACAATTCAAAAGAAGAATATAAATTATCTATCAAATATGAAGAAAATGAAACTATTTATAAATATAAATATCCTTCACATAATCTCCTTTTTAAAGAAGATTTTAATGATAATATCTCTTTGATTATTAACAAGAAAACTTATGATAATTTAACAGATATTCATCTCTTTCTCTTCAATCTCTTTGATTATAAAAACTTTGAATATATCGATTTATATCTTAAAAAAATGATTGAAAAAACCCCAATTCAAATTGAAGATTATTATAATGATAATTATGATGATTTCGCAAATGAATTCATAGCAATTCGTAATCTAATGATAAATGAAAAGTTCTATAAATTAAAATTCGTCCTTAAAGATAATGAATTTCATCTTTATTACAATCTAAATATTTTCAGCGGATTTGATAATATTCTCGAAAAAATAAAAGAAATTATTCGATTAATAATGAATTTAAATCAATCTTCTTAATCTCATTCCTATTATCCCTAAACACCTTCGTTATATAATTATAAGCATCGTTTATTTGATTAAATGATACACCACCAGTAATTAACACACTTCCACTCTCAAATATAGCAATTGTTATTTTTTTACATTTCTTATCTCCATTTCCATCACCTTTTCCAAAACAATTATCACTACATTTACAAATACCATCTTGATATGATTTATCCATATTCCAGAAGAATTCCAATTTAACTCCGTGATACTTTCCAGGCTCAAAGCTACATTTATTATTATAATCATCACTCATTAAAATCCTATGAAGAACCTTCCTCCTTATTACAAATTTATTCGTCATTTCCTTATCAGTATAAGTCTTAAAATCAGTATTTATCATACGAATATGGAAATTATTAAATCCAATTTTCTTCTCAAAATCTTCGGTGCTAGTAATCTCCTTAAAATCTTCATAAATCTTCTTAATAGCTTCTATGACATCTTCCACAATCTTATTTACATCATCCTTATTCTTCACACCTGTTATTTGAATATTCCCATTCTTAAATATCTTCAAATTAGGATAATTATCCGCCTTATATAAGAAGGTTACTTGATTATCAAATGAAGTTTTCTTCACCGTTGTCGGTTTAACCTTCCTCTGTTTCTTTGGATATATTCCCCTCTTATTCTCACCCTCGGGATATTTTGGATAATAAATCCAAATAAATTTACTCTTATCACCTATATCAAACTTCTCATATAATATTCCTAAATGGATAGTTACTCCCAAATCAACATTACAAGTTATAGTGCTTACCTTATAATCAGTAAAATAAATATCATCCATATTTTCCAATTATGAAATTAATCCATTTCTTTAAATCATTTTTTATTTTCGGATAATTTGGATAAATAGGAGGTATTAATAACTTCTGCGGAAGTATTAATGGAAATCATCGGTGGAATATTTAAAACACAGGTCTTTGTTTCGTCTATATGTGCTTTTCTAAAATCATCTATTTTCAAATTTCCTCCAAACATCTCTAATAAATATCTTGAAGGTGCTGGTCGAATTATATTCTTAAATCCATAGCGTTTTCCTAACATCTGTATCCAACTATTCACCTCCCATACCTTATCACTTCCACAATTAACAGAGAAATTATAAGCATTCGCGCAATTTAAGGAACAGAATGAACCGATGATATAAAAGGTGTCATTTATCGTATCATAATTATAAGGCATTCCAAATATAGAATTATCGATGGAATGACAACACCAGAAACAACACGACTTATTTTTAATATTAGGATTATTAATATTATTATTATGATAATATTCATTTTCACAAGAGATATTCTCTGCGTCATTTGTGAAATAACAGATATTTTCATATGGAGTTGGTTCAGTAATTATACAATTCCTATCATTATTTATGATATAATTGATTTTCGATTGACTTATTGGAAGTTGAAGGAATATATCATCACTATCATTTTCAACATCCTTAATCATACTATCAATTATATTCTTCTTATTCGTTTTCTTAATTACTACATCATTAACAATTTTTTTGCGAGGCATATTATATATATTTAAAGGTAGTTCTTTAAATAACTTAAACCATTTGTGATTTTATTAATCAAATCTTTATTTTCATCAACAAATTTCTCTTTTTTTTCAACATTCGCACATACATTCATATTCCTAATATCATTTCTCAAATTATTTATGATATTTGCGAAATATATGACGACTATGATTAATAATCCAAGAACTAAAAATAATGTTAAATCCATTATTTATAAGAAAACAAAAAAATTATATATACTTGATGCCAACTGTTCCTGAATTATATTCAAGAATATTAAAACTTTTGATATAATATCTCAATTCATAATTATATGAATATTCATCTTTTCCTAATTTCCTCATCTTTTCATTTATATATTCATTATCATCCTTATTCACATAAACAACTAAACTCGTTGAAATACAAGAACCATTATAACTTCCTGTGGGGATCCATTTTTCAGGTTGTATAGCAAATGAATAAGTATAAATGCCAGTTTTTGGAATTGATGAATGATGTTGATAAGGTTGAATGAGATTGAAGAAATTTGCGTCCTTTTGTTCTATTCGATTTGTTTTATTGAAATTAATTATAGCAGATGTCATTATTGGTTTAGAACTATTTTCAATAATATCATTTGTATAATTCGTATGATTATTAAAATTCCTATAATCATCTCTTTTCAAAGTCCAAATAATCTCCTTATTATGTGTATTCGCACCATTCAATTCTATAAAAGTCGCCAATTCATTTCCAGCTTTAACATTATAAAAATTGGATATGAAAACTTGTTCTATTAAGATTGATGTTATTGGGTCAATCATCATCAACGCTCTTTCATCATTTTCTAAAAAGATATAATTTGCTTCTACATAGGCATTTAATCTATTCGTCTTTATAAAAGTCCAAATATTAATCAAATCATATGAAAATATTTCATTATAAAATCTGGGACTTACATATAAATCATAACCATCTAAATAAACTTGATAAAGATTTTCAACATCCTCCAATTCTATATTTAAATAAATATCGCTCAATTGTAATTTCAATAATAATAAGGCGAGTGATGTATGTTTTGTGAAATTAAATGAAAGAGGTATTATTAATTCTCTTTCAGCAATAGAAACAACATCTCTATCCTTATCACCGACAGGATAAGAAATATCCGTGAAATAATTATTATTTATTTTTAAAATGGGGACTGGTAAAGTTGGGTCATATAAACTCTTAACATTTCCTGTGATATTATTATAATTATCCTTTTTATCTAATGAAAGTTCATTATTAATTAAGATATATTCTCCTGTGATATTATCAATAATCGTTGCTCCTGCCGTTAAATATGCTCGTTTAATTAATAAAGTTCCAATATTTTTAATCCACCGAAATCTATATTTATCATTTGAATAAATTGCTGGAAGTTTATAAACAAAATATAAATTAGATAATAAATCGGCATATCTATTAATTTTACATTTAAAAATCGTATCCTTCCTATCTAATAAAGGTGTAATCTCAAATTCCAGACGAACACTTTCAAATGAGAAGTTAGTATGCTTTTTATAGGCAAACTTATAAAAACTAATTTCAGGATTGACATTTATATAACTATCAATTTGACCTTTACAAACTAATTGAGTTAAACCACCAACCATTTATTTAATATATAATTATTATTTTAAATAGGTTCAACTGGCATACTTCCTTCGGTATTTGCCATAAGATTATAAGATATTTTACTACCTTGAACGAATTTCATCTTATCAAGTCCAGATAATCGTAGTGAAAGATCTGATGCTTCTTTCTTAAAACCTTTCTTAAATAATTCGAGAATTTCATTATCACTTAACGCATAATTGAAATAAGACATATCCGCCATTTTAACGGGACTATCTTTTTTAATTCCATCGTCTTCTAATTGTGATTTTATTTTACTAATTAAATTATGACTTGCTGGTGATGAAGGAAATGTATTATAAGCTTGTTTGATATTTTCTGTTGGATTTATATATAAATTTCCAATATTATTCTTCATAGCAGTTGAAACACCATTTTCATTATTTAAATTCAATATATCATTATTAAATGTTGAACGGTCAGCAATTAAAGTTGAATTATAATAGATTTTACAATTTGTTCTATTTGTGAATAATTTTTCTTCATTTGAAGGACTTTCTTGAATAACAATTGTAATCATATTCCAAGTTTTATTATACATATCAGTATTAATATTCTTAACACCTAATTTATTAACATTTGTTCCATACATATTATTTTGAACTTCGCTACAATTTAATTTAATAGCAGATGAATTGAAACTATCAGGTGTATTTAAATTATTATATTCGACAACAATCTCTTTTCCATTATTATTAAGCTTAACTAATGGATTTTTAACCAAAAAATATGGATAGGGTTGTTCACTATCACCTTTATCAGTATCACAACTTAAACGATTTTGTTTATATGGAATAAGTTGTTTCACACCTTTATAAAATAAAACAATAAAAGCATCTTTTGTTAAATTAGTTGATTCATCGTTCGCTTTTTCTATTATTTGTCCAATTGATGGTTTTATGTTATAATATAACCAGAAATTATAGGAATATTCGGCACCTCCGTTTTGATTTACAGAAGGATTTATATTAAGATAATAAGGGTCATTTTTATTAATAGTTTCTATTTTAGCTTGTGATTCGATTAATTGATAAATACCTGTGAATATTTTTGTTTCTTTTTTATTCGTTGGGAAGAAACGAACAGATGATAAATATTCTCTATCGAATATAGAATATGCTATAAATCCCATAATTAAAACTAAAAAAATTCCCAATAATATTTGAACTATTATATTCAGCATTATATCTATTTATATATTATAATTTATAAATTGGATTTCTTATTCCATACATTCCTAAACCAATTCTCGCTAATAGATTTCCAATTGGCCCCCAATAATAATCATTATAAACATCGCGTTGATTTAATTCATAATTGAAAGTGGAGATTTTAGAAACTAATCCAGAGAAGCCTGGGCCTTCCGTAGAATTTAATTCACCACCTATATTCACAACTCCTCCCATATTAATATTCATCTTCGTTAGAGTTTTTCGTGTTTCCTCTGTATCTCCTAAATATCTATCTTTCTCATTATGAGAAGTTGTGCTGACTAAATCACCATCCACATAAGCATATATATAATTCTTATAAGAATTCGCATTACATACAATCGCAATATGAACCCATCTTTGAAGAGGAACATAAGGAATTACAATTCCATTTCTCATAAATATTTTTAAACTTGTATCGGTTAATGACATATAATTTGTAGGACCAGTCGTTGAACTGTCAGTTCCTAAATCAGCAAAACGAACAAATAATTTATTATCAGTTTTATCTAGGAATATATATGGAGATGCTTTATTAATATCTGTTATAGATGAAGATGCTTGGATATTGAAGACATTTTTATAATTACCAGCAAATCTATTCATATCGTGTAGATAAATCCAGAATGTATATGTGCGTCTTTCACCATTCCCAGTTTTCTTTATTTCAAAATCAAATCGCCGTTTTTCAGTGCAAATTATGGGAATTTTAGTTTCATCTACTACTTGATGGATATTTAAGAATAGTTTAGTAGTTATAAGGACATAGAGGATATATGCTACACCGAGACAAATTACGATTACTATAAAAAGACCTATATAAATACTACTATCACCAGAGAAGGATTTTTTAGAAGATGTTAAACTTGATAGAATTTCACTACTATTATTATCACTTCCACTAAACATATTTTTAAGATTGTCAAATGGACTTGAACTCATTCTATATTTTTCTTATCTATTATTAATAAATAAATTTTCTATTAATAATATTTGAATGATAATTATTGATTTGATTAAAAGGAAAGGATGATTTAAAAACAAATTTATTATTTTTCTTTTGTAATGATAAATAACTCAACATCTTTGTAAAATTATTCTTATTTTTGCTATTTTTCTTCAACGGAAATTCATATAATTCTTTAATAATTGAAATGAATAAATCCAGACTATAATCATAATTCTTATTCATAAATATATCGAAATAGCAGAAATTATAGATGAAGAATTTATAGAATTCATCTTTATCTTTCTTTGTTCCTTTACGATTAGTTGTTAATTCATAAATGAGATTTTCGTGAAAATTTAATGGGATAATCCATTGTTCTTTCAATAATAATAATTTGAGATTGTTTCTATTAAATCCAGAATTATATAAATCACTACTACTAATGAATATATCATTATCATTAAAATTATTTTTATTAACTATCTTAATCGCTTCATTAACATTATAATTACTTTCATTTATAATTCGCAACGCATCACCAAATTCCAAATCATTTTTATAAATCTTCAAGATTTCATAAATATCATATTCACATAATTTCTTAATCTCTATAATCCTACATTTTTTCTTAATCTCACCAATCTTCTTTATGATTTCATTATTAATAATGACGATAATAGGAATATTCTTTAATTTAGAATTATTAATGAAATTATATAAAGATAAATTTATCGTATTATCAAATGTATTTAAAACATCAAAATCATCTATGACAATTATTTTATTTGAATTATTATTTGTTAAAATTTGTATTAAAGAGGATATAAATGATTTTGTTAATAAATCTAATAATTGCGATGACGAAGAACAATTATTAGAATTGATATTAATAGGAAATAAATTCATATCTTTAATTATTTTAGAAACGATATAACTTTTACCACATCCAGAAACGCCTGATATAAATAGACAAGAATTAATGGATAATTTAGGATATGAATAACAATCTATTATCCACTTCTTAATTTCTTCCATTATTTATTTATAAAAAATTATTTTTATAATCATATATAAATAATAAGATAAAACTGCTATGATTGGATAAATAATATCTAATGTAATCATCGCTTTTGGATTATAAGTCATCATAATTCCATTATTATCAAATAAGAGTGGTGGTTTTATGATGAAAAGAAGGATGAGAATGGATATATAAATTAATATGGGAATGATAGGAACAAATGAACTCATTATAATTCTATAAATTAAATATAGAATAAATGATTTTAAAAATAATTTTAATTTTAATTTTAATTATTTGTATGTATATTTTCCTTGTTTATTATTTAGAAAAATTCTCTAATTATACGAATACTGGAACAATCCCCCTTGAATATAATCAAATATATTCATCTAT